CCGCAAAAAAGATGATTGCGACTACCCCCAAAGATACACGCAACATATTCAAATACATGATGATTCAGGCTGAACTAGCAGCAGCTGTAAAACCTGTGTTCAGAGATCGTCAACCTAAACCTACCAAGGAGACACCAAATGAGTAATATTACCAATCCCGAAGACCTGGTCAGGATTCGTCAGGCCCTGCAGGAGTTAAGCAATAGTCTTACACGTACTGAAGCAGAGTCAGATCTGCGTACTGACATCATTAATACAACCTGTGATAACTTTGCACTGGATAAAAAAGTATTTCGTAAAATGATGGGAACCTATCATAAACGCAACCTCAATGAAGAAATTCAGAAACACGAAGACTTTGTTGATTTATATACCACAGTTACAGGAGCCAACTAAAATGTCAGAACCACGCTACAGATTCAGTGTTGACCATACCGATGATAATGGTTACACAACATTTAGCAACACGCTGGAATTTACAGCTGAGCAATTACCAGATGTAGTAGGTAATTTTGAGCTATTCCTCAAGGGCGCAGGCTTTGCGTTTGATGGTCATGTAGACATCACACCTAGTGAATATACCCTTGCAAACTCCTATAATAACCTGCCAGGACAAGCCGACATCCACGTAAAACGACCAGCTGATACCGAGGGTGGCAGTATTGAATAACATCATGCAGCAACACTTGCTGGTTGAGTATGCTGTCATAGACAGCCTGGGTCGCAACAAGGGCTGGCACATATATGGCGCCATCAAGAGCCTGGACGATCTAGCCGAAGTCATTGATAACATTGGCAAAAAATATCCAAAAAAGTCAATTAAAACAAAGGTTTATGAATACTCAACTGCCATGGGCAGTAAACAAATAGCTTGACTCTAAACTCAATTTCCTATAGAATGGTGTTATGATATTAGATATACTAGATGAAATTAATAGCAGTGCCAGTCGCCTTCATAAAGAAGCTGTATTGAACCGTGAACGAAACAATGCAGATCTGCGTGAAGCCTTTAGATTGGCCTATGACCCCTATACACAATTCTATATACGTAAAATTCCCGATCATAAGCCCCAGGGCAATGATAGCTTAAAATCAGCCATGTCCAGACTGAGTCTGCTTAGCAGCAGAACAGTAACGGGCAATGCAGGCATTGAGCATCTAAGAATTGTCCTGGGCAGTGTTACCGAAGCCGATGCCACGGTCATGACTCGCATCATAGCCAAGGATCTACGCTGTGGTGTAAGCGAAGCCACCATTAATAAAATCTGGACAGGATTGATTCCAGAATATCCAGTCATGTTGGCGTCTGTATATGACGATAAACTCATAGAACGTATGCACTGGCCTGCCATGGTGCAGATGAAAATGGATGGTATGCGATTTAATGCCATAGTACGAAATGGTAAATGTGAGTTCAAGACTCGCAATGGTCGCACTGTGGATCTACTGGGCGAATTAGACGCAGAGTTTATTCGTCTGGCAGCAGGCGAAGATGTTGTATTTGATGGAGAATTGACCGTGCATGACACTGACGGTTCCATCATGGATCGCAAGACCGGCAATGGCATACTTAACAAAGCAGTCAAAGGAACCATCAAGCTGGATGAAGCTCAGCTGGTGCATGCCACACTGTGGGATGTTATCAGTCTAGAGGACTTTCAGAAAGGTTCAAGTCAGCGAGTCTATGACTGGCGCTTTAACTGGTTGACAAAACAGATTTATTCCACTAAAATACATGTAGTAGAATACAGCATGGTTGATGATCTAGATGCGGCTCGAGCCAAGTTTAGCGAATACTTTAACAATGGTCATGAGGGCATCATACTAAAAGATACCACTGCCATCTGGGAAAATAAAAGATCCAAAAGCCTGATTAAATTCAAAGGCGAACTAGAATGTGATTTAAAATGCGTGGGTTGGGAAGAAGGCACAGGCAAGAATGTTGGCAAACTAGGCGCTCTGGTGCTGGAAAGTGCCGATGGATTAATTCGTGTAAATGTAGGGAGTGGATTTAATGATGAGGATCGTAACAAAATTAAGGCAGAGAATGTCATTGGTAAGATTATTGCTATCAAGTACAATGCTCGTATTAAAAATAAATCTGAAGGAGCTGTCGAGAGTCTGTTCCTTCCAGTCTTTCTTGAAATCCGTGAAGACAAGACTGAAGCGGATTCAATTGGGAGTATAAAATGAAATACAAAAAGGAAATTATTGGCTTCATAGTCAGTTTTTTAATCACCTACATGGCCATGAAGGTCTGGGGCTGGTTAGGGCTGGGCATAGCCATTTTACTAATTTATTTACTAGCGGAGAGATTAGATGAAATTGAATAATGATTCTCGTACTGATAACTGGGCAGGTCGTCGCGATCCAGGTACTGATCCAAAAAACTTTAGGTTTCCTCGCAGTGCCAGAGAAGCAGGTTTTTATTATGTGCCTGAGGCTCAACAAGAAAAAGAACCAAGTGGTTGGATCATGGCACTCATAGTTGCTTGGATAGTACTGGGTGCAGTTATGCTGGAAAATCCACATTGGTTCGCGTAGGGTTTTGTTGTAAATGGATTGATAGTCCCGACCAGATCAATGGGTTCAAACCCGACGACGTAGCTCGTACCTGGAATACCCGTGTGACTACTGTGGCCTGGTTGAACCGTCAGACTCGAGATGATGCCGAACAGCGTCTGTGGGATCTCATGGTGCATAATATCAATAGTATAAAATTATTAATTACCAAAGTTGGAGAGCTAGATGTTTCACGCAGAATGGTTAGATTGGGCAGTGATATCCTTCCTGTATATACTGAGCCTACTTGGAGTTATTTTTGGAAGCGAAGTGATGTCAGATCATATGCTGAAAAAGCACTGGCTGAAGTCGGAAATCTGGGCAGGCTGGCTGACGTTCGTCTTAGCTTTCATCCAGGTCAGTTTTGTGTCCTGGCTTCTGATAATCCTCGTATTGTAGAACGAAGTATAGAAGAATTTGAATATCATGCAGACATGATACGCTGGATGGGCTATGGTCAAAAGTTTCAGGACTTTAAATGCAATATACATATTGCTGGCAAAAAGGGCGCAGCTGGCATCATAGATGTCTTACCTCGTCTTAGCACAGAAGCTCGCAATACCATGACCATAGAAAATGACGAAATGCGTCATGGCATAGATGAAAGTCTGTTACTTAAGGACCACGTAGCTCTGGTACTAGACATACACCATCATTGGATTCGTACTGGTGAATATATTGATCCTGACGATGACAGAGTCCGAGGCATCATAGATAGCTGGCGTGGTGTACGTCCGGCTTTGCATTTTAGTGTTAGCCGTGAAGACTATCTGCCAGATCATGATCCAAATGTCAGACCCGACATGGAAACCCTGCTGGCTCAGGGTTATAAAAAATCCAAACTCAGAGCTCATAGTGATTATTACTGGAATACCGCAGTCAATGACTGGGCCAAGGGGTTCGGCGAAAATTTTGACATTCAATGCGAAAGCAAAGCCAAGAACCTGGCTCGTGACGCTTTCTTGAATCAATTTTAACATAAATAATAATATGCCCCTATACGATTATCGTTGCAAAAAATGCAATCATGAATTTGAAAAAGTTTTAAAAGTCGCGGATCTGCACTTACCTACAACTGAGCCCTGTCCGGCCTGTGGCCCTGAGGGATCGGTCGAAAAGACCATAAAAGGTGCTCCCCCTATTGGTGATGCTGTAAGATTGGGAATACGAAGATCCGATCAGGGATTCAAAGAAGTCCTACAAAAAATTCACAGCAACAATCCAGGTTCAAATCTAAACCAAAAATTCTAGATATATACTAGTACATTATTAATACTGATGAAAGGTTGTCATGAAGAAAGCCCTTATTACAGGCATTAGCGGCCAGGATGGCAGCTATCTCGCCGAATATTTACTTGGCCTAGGTTATGAGATACACGGACTGATCCGTCGTAATTCTAGCTATGTTAGCCACCCAAACCTAAAAAATGTCGAACCATACCTACATTTACACTATGCTGATCTTACCGATAGTACCAACATACGAAACATTCTTAATGAAGTACAGCCAGACGAAATATATAATCTCGCAGCTCAAAGCCATGTGGCTGTTAGTTTTGAACTACCCGAGTATACAGCAGATGTTGATGCTCTTGGTGCTCTTCGTATTCTTGACACTATACGCAGCCTGGGACTAACTAAAAAAATCAAATACTATCAGGCCAGCACTTCAGAACTGTTTGGCAAGGTACGAGAAACCCCTCAGACCGAAAATACTCCTTTCTATCCTAGATCCCCCTACGGTTGTTCTAAACTATTTGCGCATTGGATTACCACTAACTATCGTGAAAGCTATGGCATCTTTGCCTGTGCAGGTATCTTATTCAATCACGAAAGTCCTCGTCGAGGCGAAAACTTTGTTACCAGAAAAATTACCCGACACCTGGGACGACTAGCTGTTGGATTAACACATAAACCAGTTCGTCTGGGCAACATAGATGCCAAACGAGACTGGGGTCATGCTCGTGACTATGTCAAGGCCATGCATGCCATGATGCAGTTAGATGAACCCGAAGACTTTGTAATCAGCACCGAACAGACTCAGACTGTCAGACACTTTTGCGAATTAGCCGCAGCTGAAATGGGCTTTGAATTAGCCTGGTTGGGCACTGGGTTGGATGAGATAGGATATGACGTAAAATCAGGTCAGCAACTCATAGCCATAGATGCTCAATT